TTGCGATATGGATCTAGCGCCATATAATAAAATGAAAAAGGATTTTGTTCTTGAACTTAATCAGACCATCAGCGCTCCAACGGCGGCGGTTGTTACGCAAAAACTTCAGCAACTTGCCTGCGGCTTCATTTACGGACTGGATAAGCCGGAATGGATCGGATCCCATAAGTTTGATTTGTTGGATGAAATACTCGAAGAAAATCAACGAGCAAACACGATCATCGTTTACAACTACAAAGAAGAGTTAGCGGAACTTAAACGACGGTATCCACAACTCTCTACTATGGACGATGAAAATGTCGTTGACAAGTGGAACAAAGGTGAACTTGAGCTTTTGGCCCTGCATCCAAAGAGCGCAGGTCACGGGTTGAACCTACAGTTCGGCGGTAACAAGATTATCTTCTTATCGCTGCCGTGGTCGCTTGAGCTCTACGAACAGACCATCGGACGGTTGCACCGCAGCGGTCAAACAAAAGATGTGTGGTGTTATGTTCTGATTTGTAATAAGACTATTGACGAGCGTATCTATGCGAGTCTGCATGACAAGCGCTCGCTGTCGGAGTTGGCCTTAAATGAACTGGCGTGAATTGAATGAAGTCCTAACGGACTTTTCGGAACAGGAGGTATTGGGCCTCTTGGATGACGAGCGCAAGAACGCTCGGCGGTCTACGGTCATTATACGTTTGCATCAGCGTTACACGACGTTGCGAATGTTGCGTGAGCGAGCCGAACTATTAGGGGAAATTGATGAATCCGCACGATCTACTACAACAAGCAAGCGAAATAATAGGCGAGCGCGGGGCTGACTACGGTGGCATCGAAGATAATTTTCAGCTTATTGCTGATTTGGCATCTTTGCGCTTGGGCCGCGATATTCACCCCTTTGAGGTAGCGATTATCATGGTCTGCGTTAAGAACGCGCGCGCGTTTAGCAGCCCAACGCATATTGATAGCCGTCTTGACGCGATGAACTACGAAGCGTTTGCGGCGATGTTTGCCAATGACTATGTGGCCCAGAAAGAAGGTTCCGGCATTGGCTATAAAAAGCGCGCTGATCTAAAGCCCGCTAAGAAAGAAGATCTAAAGCCTGCACGCCGCGCGGAGCTTGCCGTAATCGACGATAAACTGAGCCGTTTCGGTTCCACGGAGCCGCCGAAGTTCAGCGGCAACGGCGCGCTGTTGAGCGACTGAGTATTGAGCCAGGGGAGGGCATGACCCTTCCCTGACTGTCTGGCAACTAGAAAGTGCCGTTGTCAAGATCAGTAGCAGTATCGTCCACGGTTTTAGGGGCCATAACGACATTGGTCTGTTGTGCTTTCAGTTTAGCTTGCAGATCCATACGACGTGTGACTTCCTCACGTCGCCCACGATCATAAGCGTCAGCGATTAATATTTTAACGCCGCCGTAGAGCACCGTTAAAAATAAGCCAATTAAGATAGCAGTTGTCATGCGCCCGTGACGTTAAAATCTTTAGCGCCGATCAGACCGATAGCAATTAACGCAGCTTGCAAAGAAGGCCAGTCAAGCGTCTTGGTCTGCCAAGCGTTGAAGAGGACACCAACGAGAGTGAGGACGCCAGGGATGGTGGTTTTCCAATTTTTAATCATTCGAGTGCTCCTCTAAAATAAATGCCAAGCATAAATGCTAGTTTTGCAACATATGACGCCGTAAGAGCGACAATGATTCTATTTAACAAGCGCTATGATCTGCGCTTTAACGTCGGCGATACGCGCAGACCAGCCTTTGCCAAACGTAGACCAGATAGAAAGCGATTGCATGAACGCCAGCCGTTTGTTCGTCACGGCCATAGCGACAAAGGTTTTGGTGGCTTGGATTGTTGCAGGGCCGATCTGACCGTCCTGCGTAACGCCGACAACAGCTTGAAGATATTTGGCCGCTCTTGATACGCCGCTGTTCACAGCAAAATCGAACACAGCAAAATCAACGCCGTCGGGCAAATTATCTCCAGAAACACGATCCCAATAGAGGTTCTTGTAAATCGCCGCAACTTCCGAATCAGCAATAGCGCGCACGCTCTGCGTTGGGAGATTCTGTGATTTACGCCAACTGTCATAGACCGCTTGTGTAACGCCCTTATTCGTCGGGCCGCCTGGATCTTTTGGATGGTCAACGTAGCCGCCCTCATATTTGAGAACCTGCTTAAGCGCCTGTGGATAATTCTCTTTCATCGCCGGTCTGCTTTCTGGCTTACAAGATCTCGAATGGTGTCAAGTTTTGCGAACACTTGGCCTAACGCTGAATTAAATTCATCGCGGGTAACGTAGCGCCCTGCTACAAGAACCTCGATAGCGGCGACCTTATCGGCCAGATCCTTATCGGCTTCTTGCAAATCTTTGACAGCGCCCCAGACGGTATTCAATACCCATCCGCCTAGGACGCCGATGATTCCAACGGCCACATCAAAAAACACTTGATATTCAGCCATTGGTGTCATCTCGCCATCGCATTTATGCCCTGCGTCGCTATAGGTGCAGCGATAGGGGCGTATTCAACAGAGAACGGAACAGCGGTTGGAGCGCCGCGTGTCATAGCGGCGACATTACCCGCCGCGCGGCGCGCTAGTGCATTACGAACAGCGCGCCCAGCCGCGCCACCAAGAGCCGCGCCAGTAGCGCCATAAAATGCATATGGATCTTCGTTACCTAGACCGTAACCGCCGACAAGCGCTTGTGTTGCCAACATACCTGGGCTACGCGAGGGCGCAAAACGGCTTGCAAAATTAGCAATTGCAGATCCTTCGCTGCCTTTTGCAACACGTTTTATCATGGTCTGTTCGTCAGGCGTAAATCGACGCATACGCCCTTCATTTTTTGCTAACGCGCGGAATTGCGATTCAATATTTTCGGCGGATCCGCCAGACAAATCAGCGCGTTCAATTAAGCGCTCAATTTCGGCGCTCTTGCTCATCATCTTATAGTCTTTGATACCAGACATAAGCGCGTCAGCGGCTTCTCTGCCTGCGCCCGTTTGTGATGCTATGTTGGTATTTTTTTCATTTGTAACAAAATCGTCCAACTTGTCCGTTAACATTCCGCCTAAACGGCGCACGTCTTTTTCTTTATCGTTGCGTAGAACACCAAGCGTTTGTCGAGCGTTGTGCAAACTTTCTATCGTCAATGGCTCATTGCCAAGATCTTTTATTACATTTATAGCGGCTGTTACATCGCCAAATTTAGGAAACCGCGGATCGTATCCTTTTAAATTTGTCCCTAAATTGTCCGCAAAAGTTTTAAATGCTGTTGGGTCATATTGAACACCAAGCGAAGTTGCTTTTTCGAAGGCTTGTGACGCGCGTTCACCAAGACCTTCAGTTGATGGTGGTTTACCAACTAAACGCAGAGCGCCGCGTTGTCCAGCGGCCAGCGCTGACTCAGCGGTTTGTTGCAATCCTGCCGCGCCTCTTGCGCCAGCTAGACCACCGACAAGACTTGTAGCCAACAGAGCGCGAGGATCTTCAATACCCATTTGTTCGGCGCGCACAGGCGCAACAGCGGCACCGGCACCGGCACCTGTCTGAACAAACGGACGTTCGCCCATTGTCGCTAATACATTACGCATTACGCCGGGGGCTGCGCGTTTAGCCAATACATTAGCTGCGCCTGCGCCAGTCAATGCACCGCCCGCGCCTTCAACACCTGCGGCTAATAACTCTTCAGCCTGCGTGCGAGGCCGGAAAGATTGCGGCGTCAGATATTGACGCGCGATGTCAGACGGCGTTCTAACTTGGGATGTGCCGATCTTAGGTGCTGCTATATTGTAAAGCGTCGTCGCCAGATCAGCGACACCTAACGCTGCCGGAGCTGCAACAGCGCCAACAGGGCCAGCAACAAGACCACCAAGTCCAGCCGCCGCCGCAATAGGAGCGATAGCGCCGCCAGCAACTTCAGCCGCGCGTCCGGCGGTTAAACCTTCAGACGGTTTTTGTGGCGCAGCTTCTAGCCCAAAATGCTGAAGTATTTCGGCGTCTGAATAACCAGCTTTTTTAGCTTCCGCTGTCTCAGGTATAGACATAAGGAATTGCTGGATCTCAGCATCCGAATATCCTGCCGCTTTTGCGCCCGCTACGTCAAACATTTTTATCTCGTATAGAAAGAAGACAATGGAGGCCGGTTAGGGGGTGGCGCAACAGGAGCGGCAGGCGCTACGGGGGCAGCGGCCTCTTCTGGCATTTTAATTTTACCAGAGCCATATCTTGAGGATATATCGCTAACAATTGCTCTTATTGATTCAATCGACATGGTTGGATCGCCTAAACGCTCCAACGCTGTTTTAAGTTCGAAATTCGAATCGAGTTCTTTAGATGTCTGACCAGTTGCTTCTTTAATATCTTGTAAAAGCTGTCCTCGTAGAGCGGAAATTCTATTACGTCTATCTTGAGCTTTAGACCCCAAGGCTTTTTCGGTTTCTTGACCGACAGTTGTTCCTTTAAGATACCGTCCCAGCGTGCCAAGCGGATCCGCAGCAGCCGTTTGGCTGCTTATCATGTCGCCAGAAGTTACTAACTGCTCATACGTCCCCAGCATCTTATCAAGAGTTTTGTCAATATTTGCCTGTCCTTTAATTTGCTTGCGCGTGCCAACTGTTACTGGCTGCGGCGCGGGAATAGGCGCGGCTTGTGCAACAGGCGGTAATGGTTGTGGAGTTGCCATAGCATTGACTGGCGCTGCGCCCATCATATTAATTGGCGGCTGAATCTGTGGGCCGCCCATAAACGTAGGTAGTCCACCCGCTGCGAACGCAGGAACAGCTTGCGATCCTGGCAAACCTGTGCCACGCGCAATATTCGCTTCTTGCATCCGACGACCGGCGTTGACGCCTTTATTGTCGCCAGCAAGACTTTCAATCGCTTTGGCAATAGCTTCTGGATTACCAGATTGCACCGCAGGAACGATACGGCTAGGAATATTGCCATAGTTATATGCGATAGAAGTAAGCGCTGCCCGTGTATTTTCAGGCAGACGGGCCCAATTTTCCTCGCCAACTTTAGCCGCGGCTTTTGGAATAAATTCAGTTTCTAATCTACGGTTGAGGTCACGGCGCGCATCGTCTTTAGTTATAGGGGCCATGCCCTTACGGACTTTTTCAACTGTTCCATCTTCGCGTGTTACTGTGCTACTACCAAAACCTACCCGATCAGCATTAACATCGAAATATGGTGTTGGTCTAAAGCCCTCAAAATTTTCTACTAATGGCGCAGCTAAGTTCTGACGTTCGCCGGGCATACCTTCGCCAGAAATAATAGGCGCAGGCACAAGACCTTGCGGTGTCTTGCGGTAAACTTCGCCGCCAGCTTCCATATATGATGGCGCAGTAACTTCAGATCCCGGCACAACTTCAGCACCGCCTGTAGCACCAACACGAATGAAACGCGAAGTGTCGCCAAAATGTTGTTGAAGCACCTGAGGCTTAAGATCCGCGCCTTTAAGACCAAGCATCGAAACAGTCTGCGGATCGTAAGTCGGCGATAATGTCGCTGCGGCTAACGGAAATGTTTCGGTAACTTGCTTATACCATGCGCCGTAGTTCTTCGCGTTAAGACGTGGAGCCATGTCAATTAGCGAGTCATACTTTTTAGACGCTAATTCAAATTGCGTTTTTTCTTCTTCACGGACGTCTTTAGCCGCAGCGGATTCCATCTGTTGTGCAAGTTTTTGCGCTTGCGTCTCTTGCAGCGCCGACGCTTGTCCTTGCGCTAATGCGCCAAGGATATTTACATTCGGAACCTGAAATTCTGGAAACGGCTGGTATTGAATAGGCATTATTGTTTTCCTGGGAACATTGCTCGACCGGCTAGATAACTGCCAGCCTGTATGCCTTGACCCGCAAGCGCCGCAAGAAGATTAGTTGGCCCCATTGCGCCTTGAGCGTAACTCGAACCGATATTAGCCGCGCCTTGAGCAAGACCTTGGCCCAAACCGCCATAAACGCCAGCCAATTGATTGCCCGCGCCTGTGTAAGTGCTTGCTAGATTAGCGGCTGTATTGCCATATAAATTAGCAAGATTCTGGCCTGTCCCGGTGTAGACACTTCCGATGTTAGCGCCAGTTGTGCCCGCCAAACCAGAGGCGATATTAGCTGCGCCTGCGCCCTGACCGCTAAGATTTTGAAGTCCTTGCGTAGCGGCAAGACGATTAGCCATAAAACGATTGTATGCGTTGCTATATTCTTGACTACCCGCCTCTTGACCATAGCGTGTAGCAGCTTTCAACGCGCCACCTGACCCGGCTAAACCGCCAGCCCGTGCAGCGTTAAGCATTTGTTGTTGTCCTTGCTGAAGCCGGAAAGCATAGCTCGGATCCATCTGAAGCTGTTCAAGCGTCGGCTGTTGCGTATACGCGCCGCCAGGGCCAAAGAGCTGCGCAAGCTGATTTGTTGCCTGCGTTCCTGCCTGCATATACGGTTGTTGATAGCCTACGCCTTCTTGATAGTATTGCGGAAGCGCTTGCAGCGCGCCAGTCTGACCAGCCTGAAGCGCGCCCGCGCCTTGAGTCTGACCTTGCCTGAGAGCATCCGCTGCTTGTTGTCGCGCTTGTTCAAGAGCTTGCTGTTGCTGTTGAGCCGCAGCCGCTTGGAACATCATGCCCTGTTGGGTGCCTTGCGCTTGAGCATTAGCGGCAGATTGAAAACCCATATTAGTTCTCTCTTGCTACGGTTCCATCTGCCTGTGGCTTGAAACCTAGTCTTTCCAATATGTTATACATAAAATCATGGCCTTTAGCGACTTTTGTAAATTGCATATCCGCCAAGATTTCTTTCAGTAATCCTTTAGTCAGCCAGCGCCTGCGCCATTCAGGTAATATTGATACATGAGTTTCGCCGTTTTTGGAATAGATAGCTCCTATCGGCGTGTTATCTCTCACGATCAATTTCAAGTTCCAATCTGCCGCAATAGCCTCGTAGTCCTCGTAACTTATATAATCTTCCCAATCAGTCGCGGCATAGCCTATCTTTAAGGCTATAGCGCGATCATTAGGTCTTGATGATGTATAGCACGGCATAGTTCTTAGGCCGAGTTTCGGTGTTGCCGGTGTAGGAATTGTTGACGGTCAGGCCAGTGGTATTTGAGTTTGTTGTAAAAGTGCCTGTTTGACTCATTATAGCGCCGGATCCACCGCCATTATTTGCAAGATAGGTGCCCGTAAATGTATGAGTATGGCTTGGATCATTAACGCCGTGATTATGCGTCGCGTAAGCATCAATCTGCGCGCCAGCAAACGTGCGGCCCACTGTAATAGCGGTGCCAAGCGTAAAAGTCAGACCTGTATTAGTAGCTGTGGCGTTAGATGAAATATACGCCGTCGTGCTATTATAGATGTTTGTAATATATGCGCCGGTCGGAATACCCGTGCCGCTGATCGCTTGCCCAACGGACAACGTTGATGTGCTTGCCATTGTAATTGTGGCGCTGCCATTTGTCGTCGCGCCAGTGCCAACAGTGCTAGAAGACGCCGTAGCCGCTGCCGAAATTGTAATAGAATTTGTGCTTTTGGTGGCAATCGTAGCGCCGGATGGGATACCTGTGCCGCTAATTGGCATACCAACGAATAGATAAGTCGTTGAATTTATGCCGCTAATTGTCGTGCTAGTATTAGTGGTTATACCACTGATAAGAGTGGTATCTTGGCTCGTAGTCGTCGCGCGGCTATCATAGCCTCGCAAAAACTGCCCGCGAAGATCCGGCACGTTAAATGTCGTTGAGCCGTCGCCTGTTCCCCATGTCGTGCTAATAGCCGCAAAAAGATCGGCATATGTTGTGCGGGATACAGCGGAGCCATCGCACAACAACCATCCAGAAGGCGTTGTTGATGAAGCATAAGCCAACAAAGCGCCGGGCGGCATGGATGTATCGACATAAGATTTTGTCGCCGCCTGAAGCGCAGACGTGGGGACGCCAGGAAGCACAACAGGGACAGTAGACGTAGCGTCTGTGGCGTTAATTGTTAAGCGCGTTGCCGAATTTGTTTTAACTGTAAAATTACGAGTGCTACTAGCCTCAAAGATTGAATCGGTAGAATCTGCCGATATGACCGTGCGGGCCGTGCCACCGGCTGTTGAGATCTGAATAGCGCCGCCTGCCACGTCAAGTTTATTTGCTGGTGCAGCGGTTCCGATACCAACATTACCCGAACTATCTACAACAAAAGGCGATGAGTCAGGATCAGTTTCGTCCTGCACGCGGATAGCTGGGCCTGCACCAAGCTGAGTTATGAGCAACGCAGGGCCAGGGCTGTTATCGGCTATAGTTACGTTAGTCGTAAAAACAGGTGATACGGCTGTAGATGGCGGGGCGATATTATCTACCGTCCAAATTTCTGTGCCGTTAGCGTCAGTTAGTTTGAATTTATACGATGTGCCCGTAAGCCAAATGTTGGCTTCGCCGCGTGAGTCCAATACAATTGGATTGCTGTTAGGCGTCGAAGCTGCCGCGTCCGTATAGGTCGCCTGTGGCGTGGTCGTGCCTGCAACATAAGTATAAAGAAAACCGCCTGCAAGCGGAACGCCTGCGGCGTCAATAAACTGAGCTTTAGCGGTGGGCGATACAACAGCCATTTAGACACCTACACAACTTGTAACGGTCAGGATGACCGAAGGAATAGCGGGAACTGGGCTAGACGCAGCCACATACGGAATTGAGACATTTAAACTGCTAGAGGAATAAACCAGCTCAAAATAATCGCCTGTCTGAAGGTTTAGCACGAAATTCCATGCGGCGACAATCGCGTCGTTAGATCCGCCGGTTAATGTCACTTCTGTCGCCGAATCATCTACATCAATACCGTTTATTCGAGGCCACATATAAACGCGCTTAGTGCCGCCTGCCGTATTATGTATTTGCGCGGAAAACTGAAAATTATATGTGGCTGTGTTGTCTACATAAATACGCGAGGCGGGCGTGCCGATATAAACGCCATATGTTAGATCAGACCCATCAGCGCGTGTATATGTGTTATTGAACGTTAACGCATACGCCGTGTTTATGGCAGCGGGCGTAAACGTCGTTGTGCTATAAAATGACCCATATCGTCGTCCTGCTTCGAGCGCTTGATAAGTATTAAAGAACCAACGATACCACGGGCGGTTAACGAATCCCGTAGCGTCATCGTTCATCTTGACGCGAGCTGCGGGGATCTGTGTGTTGTTATCGACCAGATTAGGCATTGGTCGGGCTCACATGCAGTTCAGCTCCCATAATGGCGATCTGAACAGGATCAGTGCCTGATATTTCATAGACTCTATCGCGGAGTTTCATCGTCATGCCAAGCCGCCGCCAGATCGTGCGGTAGCCTGTCTGACCGATCTGACCCATAGATTTCCAGTGCTCGTTAGACCAAGTGTGTCCGCCATCGTCAGACCAGCGCAGCATAACTTGCGGGTCAGCGCCAATCGTTATGTTATATTGAGCGTAGTCACGTATCAATAAGGGAGATCCAGCGCGGTCAAGAATAAAATCATGTGCGCGATCATAAATATAAATAATATCATTGACTTCCTCTTGGCTGTAACCCGAAAGACCTACGCCAGCTTGACAGTCAAGCTGAAGACTATGTTGCGTCGAGCGGTTTAGATCGTTCTGGCCGGTAGGCAGAGCACGCCATGAACGTAACCATTTCTGTGTAGATCCTGCTTCCGAATAAACAGCCGGATCATAAGCAAGAATGTCACCCGTGCGGTAGTCGCCGATAACAATTTCATTGTTAAAGTTCATCTGGCAAACGCCGCGTGTGCGGGTAAACTGATTGTTTATCCAAGCCGCGCGTTCGTGCCACGCGCCCGTCGCCACGTCATAGACCCATGTCGTGTTAGCGTTGGGGAAGTTCAAAACGTAGAAGCTATGGCCGTCCTGTTGATATGTATACCCCACAGCGTCAGATAACGTCGCGTATTGTTGAATCTGCCATTCGACCGCATGGGTTGAAACACGCTCGCCTGAGTAGCCTTTTGAACGGTAGACAATACCATTACCGCGCGCGTCAGCGCCGAGCCAGAATAGACCATTGTCGAGCTTGGCGACTGAGTAAGCTGCAAGACATCCGATTTCGTTAAACGCGCCTTGAATACGCGCTAACGGAAAATCGGGCAGACCGGCGTCATACCAGACTTCGACTGAGTTGGTGCCAAATAGCCAGACTTCGCGGTGATCAACGATTAGCGTGACAAGATTGTCAGGCGAGCCTTCAGCGCTGGCAAAATAAAGCGGGTCAACTGTCGTTCCTGTTGAGTCCATAACCCAGAAAATCTGACTATCTGGTTGATTGAATACAAACCAACCATCAAGAAAGCCACAGCCGACCGCACCTGCGAAAGGTGATGTGAGCTGCGTCAGGAAAGGCGTGAACGTCAGCGTGGTGCCTGTGTTAGTCGCCGTAGCCGCTGCCGATAGGATAAAGAAAGGTGAAAATGTCAGTGTAACGCCAGTATTGGTGGCAGTAGCAGCCGCCGACAATACAAACGTCGTTGTATTCGTAATGCTGGCGACTCGCGCGCCTGCCGGAATACCTGTGCCTGATACAGGTTGACCAACATTAATATTAGTTGTGCTACCGCCCGATACCGTCGTGCTTGCGTTAGTCGTATTAAACGTAGTTGTTGTCGTATCGTAGACTACGCTAGAGACTGTTGCGCTTGTAGGGATGCCGGTGCCTGACACAGGCTGGCCTGGATAAACGTAAGTTACATCACCATTCCATACAGTCGTAACGCCGTTTGTTGTATTAAACGCAAGCTCTTGATAAGTGCTATTATAAATATATCCGTTTGTTCCGGCAGCGATAAACATCTGCCTGCCATTGTCGGTCATTGTAACTTGATCGGCACCTTCGATTGTGCCTAACTCTGTATAATCCCAATTAGAATCAATACGATAGAGCTTAGTTGCGGATACTGCGTAGCCATAGGCAACTTTGGCCGATTCACCTGCTTGTGGATCAATGCGGTCGCTTGTAAACGTCCAAAGCCCTCGAACCGGCCCTTGGCCTAATGTCTGAAGAAAGCGCAGCCCAGGTGCTCGTTGTAGCCACGCAGCCTGCTTACCGCCTTCAGGCACAACTTCGGGAAAAAGATTAATCATTCTATTGTCAGCCGCATTTGGACTGCGGGTGACATAACTAGAGCCAAGGATAGGCGTTGCGACCATCAGTAGTTGCCCGCATAGATGTTATAGCGCTGACGTGTGCCGACGATGCTGTAAGGCAGAGCCATGATGTCGTCAGGGTTATTGATGCGCTTCAGATTGCGCTTGCTATACATGGCGATCCGACTGACCGTAGGCGATGGCTCGACGCCAAACTCAGGAGCCAACTCGCAAGCCAGATTGTATCGGAACGCCCGCAAATACCCAGGCGGGAAAAGGATCGCCGTTGCTAGATTAGCAGGCTGCGACAGCTTTTCTACTGAAATGAAATGCCATTCTAACAGTCTTAAAGGAACTGGATAGATGACCATATCAATGTTTGGATAGGTCATATTGGTGAATATGACCTGTGGGTAAGTAGACGTTACGGTCTTAACCGCAATGCCGTCATACTGTTGCTGATTGATAAATTTAATGCCGTAAGACACGTTAGTCTGTGGATCGCGGAAGTAGGTCGCGTCGTCCAGCAATACAGGACGTAAACCCACAAAGTCGCCGGTCGGGCCTAACGAACGTGTGCTCTCGCCTGACGGCCAGTTGAACACTTGATCCTGAGTTGAGAACACCGCCAAACGCTCGGTATCCCAACTGTCAATCATTTGATTCAGCGCATAAAGCGCGTCATTCGCTGTCTCTGACGAGGGCGTTTCGCCTTCGGCTAACACTCCGAGGAGCCTCAACGCTCCGCATATCTGATCGAAGGCACTGTATGTCGTCATCTGGGTCGAACCTTATCCAGCCGTTCTCTTCGTCGGCTTCGGCCTCTAGGTCGAGACACGCCACTTTAACCCCATGTTCGGGGTGTTTCAAATAAATAACAGCCATTGGTTACTTTCTAAAGAAATACAGCGGCCCGTAGGCCGCTATATATTAAGATACCGAAAATTCCAGATTATAAACAGGGAATGTAACGGTGTTAGCAAGCGTTCCAGAAACCGTAGCGCGGATACGCAAACGATCACCATCAGCAACAACCAGATTGGCTGCGGTGCCGTTGAGCGTCAAAGAGCGCTTGGCATTAGCTGTGATAGCTGTGCCGCCCGTTGCTTTGGTCGTGTTAGCGTCAGTAGCCGCCAACATAGCCGCTGAACCAGATCCAGCCTGACCAAGATTGGTAATGCTGAACGTGATGTAGTTCGTATCATTAGCCGCTAACGTATCGGTGCCAGAAAAGAGCGCCGAAGTAAGAACACCCGCAGAGGCCACGATGAGGAAAACATCGTTGGTTCCGCCGGTAGTAACCGCAATCGTCGCGCCTTGCTGACTCTCAGAATAGCCAGTGTAGATATTAGAGAGAACTTTGGTTGTAGAGTCCAGCGTCGCTCCAGTGATCGTTGCGCCCGTAATGGTTGTGCCAGCTACGAGTTCAGGATCAGAAAAAGCAACACCAACTGCTTTGGTGTTTGGCATGGAGATGTCCTCTAAAAAAGAGTGGGCTTGCGCCCACCCTAGTTATGCGATGCGGTAGATCGAGTATGCAGCCGTGCCGGTTTTACGGAAACGGAAGATAGCCGATGACGGATTGGTCGTCGTAGCACCGTCAATAAGAACCGCGCTGCCTACAATGGTATTGCCCGTGCCAGCGCCAAACGTCACGTCGTTAGAAGCATTGTCGCCAATGTTAATAAAGCTAACGTCAAAGCTAGTGTTGACAGCGACGCTTGGGAAAGCGGCGTCGATCAACGTGCCTGTTGGGAACGTGTAGGTGCCAGCGTCTGTTCCGCCGGAATCAATCGTCACAATACCAGCGGAAAGATTAGCCGCCGTAATCGTAACAGTTGCGCCGGTCAGATCAGCCGAAGCTGCCTGTGCGCGGAGCAATGGTTCGCCGCGATCACCTGCCGAAAATTGATAGCCGCCAGTGCCCTGCGGAATAGCGCCGTAAGGGCCAAACGTCTCAAGCGGATAAGCCGCGTTCTGAGTAGTTGTCATGGGTTAAACTCCAAAGAAAAGGTGATAAGGGGGCTTTAGCCCCCTTTTAGCTTTAGCCCCAAAGGCGAACGGCCATCTGCGGACGAATCACGCTGTAGCCATAGAGCACGTCAATACGGCAAGGCAGACGGTCGTTGTTGATGTCGTACTGACGAACAACGCGTAAGCTGATGCCATTGTGAACCTGACGGCTTGCCATATCGACACCCTGCGGAAGCAGAAGGTCGGCGGTGGCGAAGCTGATCGCGTCACGGTGATAGATCAAGTTCTGTGGATACTGCGTTGAAGCAGCGCCGAGGAACGTGACAGCCGCGCCGGAAACCGGCAGAGCATCAATCGTAGCGAGAGCCTGAGAAGCCGAATACATCGCAGGAACAGTGACCGTAGCGGTTGTTGACGCCGTAACGTCAGCAAGAGCCACGAACTGATACAGCGAGCCGGTTGACTCACGGGTCTGCGGGTTAACAGCGAAGACGCTACCGATGGTGAAAACGTCGCCAGCTTTGATCGTCGTGGTGCTAAGACCAGTCAGAACGATGCTGGTTGAGCCTTCAGCGGTAACGGTCGTGCTAACCGTAACGGTGCCAGCGCGCGAGCCAGTCGTGAACTGCTTGATTGACTGAGACATATTCAGCTCGTCGTAGCCGAGGATGCCTTCACCAAACATGCCGTTCTTGAACTGCTTCGAGATAGCCGACACAGGGTTGAACAGACCTTTCATGCCTTCGATCAACGCAGCGTTAGCGGCTGGGTTAACAGTGGCATAGCGAGGCTGCATGACCGCAGCGTTCTCGTTAAGCTTTTGCTGGGCCTGCAACAGGACGAGCGACGTAGCAGGCGTGGTGCCTGGGGTGCCGACCGAGTTGCCGATGTATTTGAAGCTGTTTGCAACGTCGGCGTCGATAGAAGACGCGAGCTGCGAAATACGAGGCTTCAGAACACGTTCAGCGAAGTCGTCCAACTGCATCGTTAGTTCGGCGGTCGTGAAGTTAACGCCGATGTGCTTCTGGCTGGAGACAGTGAGCGTGGTGTATTGCTCGTTGTCGTCCTGAACCTGAAGGGCAGCGCCGTCCGTGACCAAAGCGCGGTCAGGAAGACGAATGCGGAGGGTCGAGCCGATCTTAGCGCCTTCTACAGCGAAAGAGTCGTCATACTGACGGTTTACGGTGCGCGTGAGGACAAGACTATTCTCAAGGATCTCAAGAGCCTTGCGAGTAATCATGTCGATTGTTAAAATCGAGTTAGACATGATTTAATTACCTACGGTTTTGCGCTTCCCACTTCTTGATCTGTCGCAACCGTTCGGCTTCAATCCATTCTGACGTTGACATCGACTTTAACGATCTAGGATCAGTCGTATCATATCTAGGGCCGGAGCTTGACCGAGTAGCCGTAACAGGAGCAAGGGGAGCTGGCGCAGTTGAAGTGCGTTTTGTCGGCGGTTCCGCGACCAGTTTGGCCTCGATCCTACCGATCTCCTTTGCCTGCAAAATTGGCGGCAAATTAGCGATCCGCTGGGCCTCTTTCGGATTG